CTAGACTTTTGTCAATATNNANCTATTCTATATTTATATATGTCTGGGTTGTCCAGATAAATTAAAAAAATTCAATATTATGACAGTAAACGACATGGTTAAGAAGTTGAGAGTTATGCTCGCAGCAGACAAAGCAGTTGTAACTGAGACTAAAATGGCAGATGCTGAATTAGTTGATGGTACTATCGTATATACTGAAGGCGAATTAGTGGTTGGAGCAACCTTACTTGTAAAAGTAGGAGAAGGCGAAGAATCACCATATGCACCTGAAGGTATCCACGAAACTGTAGACGGTCAGTTAATTGGTGTTGGTCCTAATGGTGAGATTATGGAAATCTCAGAAGTTGCAGCAGAAGCTAAACCTGAAGAAGTTATCGAAGAGGTAATGGAAGAGGTAGTAGTAGAAGCTCCAGTTTCTGAAGAAGCTATTCCTGCAACTGAAGAGTTATTAGCAGGTATCGCTGAAATGATTGCTCCATTCACTGAAGAGATCGCAGCATTAACTACAGAAGTAACAGAACTTAAAGCTAAGTTCTCAAAGCTTGCAGATGAGCCTGCAGCAAAACCAATTAGAAACACATTTGCGGAAAACAAAGCTATCGCAGATGAAAATCTAGCAAAAAGAATGGATGCGCTTAGAGCTATCCGCAAACACTAACAAAATTAAAAAAACTATTTAAAATTATGGCATTCGGATTTGATGTAACAGCTTTACCAGCATATACGGACCAATTATCATTGGACCTTATCTCTAAAGTTGTATTAAAAACTGATCTACTTGATTATGTAGATCTTAGAAGCGGTTTCTCTAGTGGAACTGTAGCAATTAACCTTGTTGACGCAGACTTACCTGTATCAGCATTATCATGTGGATGGACTTCAGATGGTCAAGTAACTTATTCTCAAGTTAACGTGACTATTGAGTCTCTACAATCTAAAACAGAAATGTGTATCGAAGACTTACGTGCTAAGTACACTTCTGCATTTATGAACGCAGGAACTGGTAACGATTTCTTACCTTTCGAGCAAGTTATCTCTGAGTCTTACACAGACAAATTGAGAAAATACAACGAAGGTTTCTTAATCAACGGTTTCGGAACTACTTTAGGTCTTAAAGGCCAAGTTACTTCTGCTAATGGTGCAAACCTTCAAGCTGGTGTACCTGCTGCATGGACTGCAACAAACGCATACGAGCAAGCATTAGACTTGTATGATGCAATCGACGAGTCTGTAAAAGACAGAGACGATTTGATCATGGTAGTTTCTCCTGATGCATACAGAGCATTAGTTAGAGCCCTAGTTGCTCAAAACTTGTACCACTTCAACTCAGTTGAAGGTAATGACATTATGATCTTACCAGGTACTAACGTAACTGTTGTTAAGTCTTCAGGTCTTGTAGGTTCTAACTACAAATTTGCTGGCCCAGGTAAAATGATCTTGGCTGCAACTGGTTTGACTGACGAATTGGATACTTTCCGTTTCTTCTATGACGAAGCTGCTGACGTAATGAAGTTCAGAGCTGCTTGGAGATTAGGTGTTGGAGTTGGTGAAGTGAACTTGTTCGCTACTAACGACATGGCGTAAATTAACTTAGACTAGGAGCTTCGGCTCCTAGTTTTTAACAAATTAAAAAAATCAATTAAAATATGAGTTGTTCAGCATTAACAGCAGGTTTCTTAGATTTATGTAATGACGGTACCGGTGGTATCGAAAAGATTTTCATTGCTAATGGACCTGTTCAATCAATCACAGAATCAGCAGGTGTAATTACCGCTATTACTGTAGGTGCCGCTGCTTTAACTCCTTCTGATTTTTTCACATTCGAAACTCCTCGCCAGTCGAGCTCTATCACTGAAACTACTACAGTTTCACAAGAGAACGGTACTCTATTCTTTGACCAACAATTAACGATGGTCTTTAACAAGATGGAAGCTGCTAAAAGAGATCAATTATTACTAATGGCGCAAGCAACAACTATGGTTGTAGTTGCAAAAGATGGTAATGGTAAATATTGGTCTATCGGTGTAGAAAAAGGTGCCTTCTTGGTATCTGGTTCTGCAACTAGTGGTACTGCATATGGAGATAGAAACGGATATGAAATCGTATTAGGTGGATTAGAAGCAAGCCCTATCTTTGAAGTTACATCTACTATCGTAGAATAAACTTTAAACATTAAAAATAAGAAAGGACTACAGAAATGTGGTCCTTTTTTTATTCCATGTCAATTTACAGTGTTTTTATATTTATATGTATACAACCAATATTAACTAAGTTTATGACCATACTAGTACCAGAATCAGCATTGACACGACAGTTTAGTGTAAACCAGCCTAATTTAACAGGTGATTGGACTTTTGTACTAACTTCACAATGGTCACATCAACCAATTGAAATGGCTGCTACTATAATTTTGACTAACGCAAGATATACTACATTAGAGGTTACCTTTCCTACAGGATTTGGTGATGCTCACAAAAACGGGATATATAACTGGAGGTTAGTTAAGAATCTAGAAACATTAGAAGCTGGTTTAGTTAAAATTATAACAGAACCAGGTGGAGGTTTAGGAACAACTAACTTTACAAGTACACCAGCAACAGAAGAAAGAGTGGCTGACGTGTTCTATAGACCAAATTATTAAAATAAAGATATGAGATCAACACCAGAAGGAATTTACGCAGTTAACGGAGCACAGTTCCAAGCAGTAGAATTACCAGATATCAAAGAAGTACGTGGCAAGGAATACATGTACTACGGTAACTTAAACCTATTCCCACAATCATTAATAGAATTATATGACACTTCTGCGATGCATCATACTTGTGTTGACGCTATTACAGCTGGTATTGTTGGCGATGGTATTGAAATCATCGGTGATGAGTACGTTAACCAAAAGGGTGAAACAATTGATGAAATATTTGAAAAGATTGCTCTAGATTACACTCTTTATAATGGTTATGCTATTAATGTAGTATGGAATAAAGAAAGAAGTAAGATTGTAGAAATGTACCACTTACCTTTTGCTAATGTAAGATCAGGTAAACCAAACGAAGAAGATGAAGTTGAAGAGTATATGTACTCTGCTGATTGGGCAAATCTAAGAAAGTACCCTTATCAAACATACAAGGCATTTGATGCAACTGATAACAAGGGTGATAATGCATCTCAAGTATTCTATTTTTATAACTACACACCAGGTAATCAGGTTTATCCTCTTCCTGGCTATGTGGCTGCAATGAATGATATTTCATTAGATGCACAGGTTTCGCGCTTCCACGCTAATAATATAGCGAATGGGTTAGCACCTTCTATGTTTGTACAATTTAGAAATGGTGTACCAAGTCCAGAAGAAAGACGTGATGTATACAAAGAAATTGAAAAAACATTTACAGGAACAGAAAACGCAGGTCGTTTCTTCTTAGCATTCTCAGAACCTGGTAAAGAAATGCAAGTTACTCCTATTGATTCTGCTAATGATGACTACTACTTGTTATTAGAAGAAAGAATCTCTAGTAGAATTTTAACAGCACACAGAATCACATCTCCATTACTTTTAGGTATTAAAGATGCATCAGGTTTCTCTAATAATTCAGAAGAAATTAAAGTTGCTTANGCACACTTTGAAGGTACAGTAGTAGAACCTAAAAGAAAGAAGATTGTTAGTGGATTTGGATACATGTTAAGATTAGCTGGTTACAATGTTGGTATAAAGATTAGACCTAACAAATTAGTTAACGAAGAAGAAGTAACTGATGTTGAACCTCAAACAAATATCGAATCACTATAATGGAAACAGTATTATTAGTATCAGAACAAAGAATGAAGCAATGGACTTCGTTAGACAACAATATTCGTATTGATGTTCTAACACCGTCTATTTTACAAGCTCAGGACATATACATTCAAGATACATTAGGTACACCTTTTTATAAAAGACTTAAAGAGGGTATAGTAGCTAATGATCTAAATGCAAATGAGTCTGCTTTTCTTAAAGATTATGTTGGACCTACCTTAATTCAATATGCTTTATACCTCTTATTACCTAACTTAAAGTATAAGATGGTAGAAAAAGGTATCTTAAATGGTACTAGTGAAGAGACTGGAGCAACTACATTAGATGAAATGAAGTATCTTAGAGATGCTGCTGTGGACACTGCAGAGTTTTATAACAAGAGAATGTTAGAATACTTGCAAGATCATCCTCAGATGTTCCCATTATATCAGAACCCAACGCCTAATGATGGCATGACACCTAACAGAAGAAACCCTTATTTCAGTGGATTACAAACAAATATACCAATCAGAAGAAATGACTTATGGATCTATGCGGACTGTGGAACAGACTGCGACCCCGATTGTAGCAGCTGTAACTAAGAGTACACAGACTAACATTAAAAAATTAAAAGTATACTTAAGTAATGAGACAAAGGATAGACGCAATACTAAATAGATATGTAAGCAGAAAGCTTATGGTATTTGTTGTGGCTTCAATAGGGCTCTTCTGGGGTACTTTAAACAGTTCTGATTGGGTAACTATAGCTGCAGTTTATATCGGCACACAGGGAGCAATAGACGCAATCGCTAAATTAAAATCATAAATATGCAATCAGTACAACAAACATACGTATTTAATCAGACTTCAGGAGCAGTAACTGAACCAGTAAATGGTAATTGGTTACAGGCTTATTGTGAATTCTTAGGTGTTACACAACCAGTTAATTCAAGTTGGTTACAAGCACTTTGTAATCACTTTGGAATTACTGAACCTCTTTATGGTTCTTGGACTATTGCATTGGCAAACTATTATAATATTACTGCACCAGAAAATGGAACGTGGTGGTATGCAATTTCACAAGCAAGTGGTACACCTCCAGTAATTGAATTAATTTGGAATGAGGTAACTAGTTTTTGGAATCAAACAGATGTTAATTGGGCAACAGATACTATAGCTCCAGACGCACCAGTTTGGACAGGATCTACTTTCCCTGAAGGAACATATACACCAATAATTACAGGAACGGCTGAACCATACAGCAACATAACACTAACAGCGGATGCACAAATCTATACTGGTCAAACAGATGCATTAGGCGATTGGTCAGTTCAAATTACTAATCCATTATCAGGTTCATTAGCACCTGGTACTGCACACTTGGTTAGTGTAACTGCAACTGATAATGCAGGTAATGTGAGCCCAGCTACTGATGACTACATTTATATTGTAGCAGCTAATACTATAACTCTAACTCTTGATATGTTTGATTCATATGGAGATGGTTGGAATAATGGTTGGTTCCAGTTAGAACAAGAAACATCACCAGCAGTTTGGGAACCTATTGAATACAATGAAAATCCATTTAGATTCATATCATTACAATTATTATTAAACTATGAGAGTTCTGGTAGTCTAGTTGGACAACAATTTTATAAAACAGATACTATCACCGGTGGCAACAGTGGTATTTATGGATTGAGATTTGAAACATATGAACCCGGTGGTTTACCAGGTGGCGGTTCTACTGGTTGGAAACAAATGTTAAATGCAAGATCTTGGACTGTGCCTGCTACTGGTAATTATAGAACAGTATCTAAAAACCTAGGTGATTATCCAAGTGAGAGATCATATGTTATTAAAAACGGGCAAACTACAATAGTTTCTCAACCACAATCCGCCCCCGCTTGGGCTGTAGACACTGTACAACAAACATTTACACTATAATATGAAAATATATAAAGTAATCATTGACGGCGAAATCTATGATATTAGAGCCAACAACACTCAACAAATGTTAGATGCATATACTGAGTTAAAACAAAACATTGAAGACAGAAAACAAAAAAATTAACAATAAATTATGTCAAGTTTAATAAATACAAAAATTCAAGACACCTACACGGGTCTTATCAAGACTGCAGATAATGCACCTATTACTGCAACTTTAAAAAATCTAGAAGATGGTAATGGTGGTGTCCTGCCAATCCAAGTATCTACTACTGGTGTAAACTTTACTGGTAACGTAACTGGTATTACTGCTGGCGGTTTAGCTGCAGGTACTGGCACAGACAGTATAGCTTCAGTCCTAACTGCTACTCCTGCCATTGCAAGTAATGTAGACACTATTGCTATTGGTAAAGGTGCACAAGCTACTAATTTTTTTGCCAATGCATATGGCGCGTCTGCTGTTGCGTCGGGTTCATTTGCTCAA